ATGCCCAACTCAGTGACCTTGGCGCAGGCCAAGGAATTCCTGCGTGCGAGCGGCGAGGACGAGCTGGTCGGCCTGCTGATCGACGCCGCCGAGGCGCGGGTCGGGCAGGCGGCCGGGGTCGTGCTGGGCGCCGCCAGTCCCGCGCCGCTGCGCCTGGCCGTGCTGGTCCTGGCCTGCCACGCCTACGAGCACCGGCACGACGGCAGGCCGCCGCCGCTGTCGCTGGTCGAGCCGTGGATCGCGCCCTATCGGGAGGCGCGGCTGTGAGCGCCGAGGTCGCCCTGGCCAGGGCCTTGGCCCATCTGCTGGCGGGCGCGCCGGCGGTGTCGGCGATCGTGGGAACGCGGGTGCACGCCGCCCCGCCCCGGATGCTGACCTATCCGTGCGTCAGCATCGGCCGGATCGAGAGCCGGAGCGCCGGCGAGAACGACCTGCTCGAGCACGTGCTGACGATCACCTGCGCCTCGCGCTTCGGCGGGCCGGAGGAGGCGCGGGCCATGGTCGCCGCCGCGCGGCTGGCGCTGCACGACGCGCGGCCGGCGGTGGAGGGGCGGGCGCTGGCCTCGCTGAAGGTGCGCTTTTCCGACGTGTTCGCCGCGGCCGACGACGAGCTGACCCTGGGCGTGCTGCGCGTGCGGGCCGTCAGCGAGCCGGCCTGAAGTCCATAACCATCGAGGAGACCGACCATGGCCGCGCAAGCCGGCAAGGACATGCTGCTGAAGATCGGCGACGGGGGATCGCCGCAGGCCTTCGTGACGGTGGCCGGGCTGCGCGCCCGGACCATCAGCCTGAACGCCAGGACCATCGACGCCACCGACGGCGACAGCGCCGGGCGCTGGCGCGAACTGCTGGCCGGGGCCGGCGTGCGCTCGGCCGCGGTGTCGGGGGCGGGGGTGTTCCGCGACGCGGCCTCGGACGCGCTGGTGCGCGACAGCTTCTTTTCCCAGACCGCCAGGACGTGGCGGCTGGTGATCCCCGACTTCGCCCAGCTGGAGGGGCCGTTCCTGGTCTCGGCGCTGGAATATGCCGGCCAGCACGATGGCGAGGCCGCCTTCGCCCTGACCCTGGCCTCGGCCGGGGCGGTGAGCGTGACGGCGATCTGAGGGGGAGACGGCGAGATGACCCTTCCCAACCTGGCCAGGGGCGAGGCGAGCGTGGTGCTGGGCGGCGTGACCCGGCGGCTGTGCCTGACGCTGGGCGCCCTGGCGCGGATCGAGGCGGCGCTGGGGCTGTCGGACTGGAGCCAGCTGCCGCAGCGGCTGGCGCGGCCGTCGGCCAGCGACCTGATGGCGGTGCTGGTGGCGCTGGTCGACGACGAGCTGGGGCCGCTGGACGTGGCGGGACTGCACCCGCGCGAGGCCGCGGACGCGGTGGCCAAGGCCCTGGCGGCCGCCGCGTGACGCCCTGGGGCGAGATGCTGCGGCGGGCGGCGATCGAGTTCGCCGTGCCGCCGGACGCCTTCTGGCGGTTGTCGCTGAAGGAGTGGCGGGCGCTGGCCGGGGCGCCGGCCGCGCCGGTGCTGGCGCGGTCGGGCCTGGCGGCGCTGATGGCGCGGTTTCCCGACGAGACGGAGGACGAGGCATGAGCGGTCTGGACGAGGTCGAGGGCCTGCCGCTGCGCACGGCCGAGGCGGGCGAGGCCCTGGCCTCGCTGGAGGCCCCGGCCCGGGCGGCGGCGCGGTCGATCGAGGAGGTGTTCGCGGTCGCCGGCGCCAGCCTGGCGCGGTCGCTGTCGCGGGCGGCGGCCGACGGCGAGGTGTCGCTGGCCGAGCTGGCGCGGGCGGTGCTGGGGGCGGTTTCCGGCGGCGGACGCAGCGGAGGCGGCGGCCTGGGCGAGGCCCTGGGGGCCGCGCTGTCGGGAGTGTTCTCCGGGGCGCGGGCCGAGGGCGGGCCGGTGGCCGGCGGCGGGGCCTATCTGGTCGGCGAGCGAGGGCCGGAAGTGTTCCGTCCAGCCGGGGCGGGGACGATCGAGCCGGCCGCGGGCGGGGGCGGGATCAGCGTGACGGTGCAGGTCAGCGGCGGCGACGCCGGCGGCCTGGCCCGTTCGGACGCCCAACTGGCCCAGGCCCTGGCGCGGGCCGTCAGCCTGGGCGCGCGGCGGCTCTAGCCGAAGACCTCGGCGGTCTCGCCCGCCGTCGCTTTGGGCGGCCGGGACGGCAGGCAGCCAAGGACGCCGACGAGCACGACCAGCACCGCCACGGCGGTCACGAGGAAGAGGCTGACCGACACGGCGTTGGGGTCGATGACGGTCGGCTCGACGTCGAAGGCCCTGTCGAGGCCAAGGCCGACGAGGATGACCGCGAGGGGAAACGGCGCCAGCCAGAACGGCAGGCCCGCGTCGCGCAGGCGGCGAGAGGCGAAGAGGCACCAGACGCCGAGACTGACCCAGTCGACGATGTCGCCGAAGACCTCATCGTGCGGGATCTCCAGCACCGCGAAGATGGCGACCAGGATGGCGATCAGGCTCAGCCAGTACTCCCGCCGCCGGCCGCGTCCGCGCAGATAGGCGTTCGCGAGCCGGATCAT